CATCCCGGCGACCAGAATGTGTTCAACCCCATGTTCTGGACCTGGGAGCGGATCCCTCGCGAGACCAGCTTCGGCCGCCGCATGGTGGTGCACGCTTTCGAGCCCGGTCGCTCCGGTCAGTACCGCGGCGTCTCGGTGCTGGCGCCGATCGTCAAGCGGCTGCGCATGCTTGGCCGTTACGACGAGGCGGAACTGCAGGCCGCAGTGCTCAATGCCGTCATGGCGGCGTTCGTCGAGAGCCCGTTCGATCATGACCAGTTTGCCTCCGCGCTCGGCGGTGGCGAGGAACTCTCGGCCTACCAGCAGCAGCGGCTCGACTACTACCAGGCGGCACCGATCAATGTCGGGGGTGCCAAGATCGCCTTCACGTTCCCGGGCGAGAAGGTGACGTTGACCAAGCCGAACCATCCGAACAGCGTGTTTGAAGCGTTCGAGCGCGCGAGCCTGCGCAACGTCGCCGCCGCCATGGGCATGACCTACGAGCAACTGTCGATGGACTGGGGCCAGGTCAATTATTCCTCGGCCCGCGCCGCGCTGCTCGAGGTCTGGCGCGGATTTACCGCCCGCAAGGAGCATTTCGCCCAGCAGTTCATGGCGCCGATCTATGCCGGCTGGCTGGAGGAAGCGATCGACCGCGGAACCATCACATTACCCAAGGGAGCGCCCGCCTTCGCCCAGGCCAAGGCCGCGTATTGCTCGGCCAAGTGGATCGGCCCCGGCCGCGGCTGGGTCGATCCTCACAAGGAGGCGACCGCAGCCGCCGAGCGCCTGGCGGCAGGCCTCTCCACCCTGGAGCGCGAATGCGCTGAACAGGGCGAGGATTACCTGGAGACGATCCAGCAGCGGGCGCGGGAGCGCAAGGAAATGATCGCGCTGGGGCTCGATCCAGACGCGAACTCCGAACGCAAATCGACGCCGTCCGAGGATGACGAGGATCCGCGGCCGGCAAAACGGGACAAGGTCGCATGATTCTGCGTCCGGAACTCGCCGCTCGGGTCTTCAACACGCCGCTGTTGATGCACCCGGGCAAGCTCGACGCTGCACTTACCGGCATCGGCGGTCGGATCGTCGACGGCGGCGTTGTCATCGATGGCGCCGGGGAGATCATCGAGCACGTCGCCTTCCAGAACGGGCGGCCGTCGGCCGGCCGTGTCGGCGATCGCACCGGACGCCGATACGACGCCAACAGCGTCCAGCCGTTCGACGTGGTCGATGGCGTCGCCCTGATCCCGGTCGAGGGGACGCTCGTCCACAAGGGTGCCTATGTGGGCGCCATGTCCGGGCGCACGTCGTACGAAGGCCTGCAGGCGCAGGTGATGCGCGCCATGCGCAACCCAGCGATCAAGGCCGCGGTATTGGAGGTCGACAGTTTCGGCGGCGAACTCGCCGGCGCCTTTGAGACCGCGGACATGATCGGCCGACTCTCTGCGGAAAAGCCGACGCTCGCGATTCTCACGGACCATGCCCTGTCGGCCGGCTACCTGCTCGCGACCGCGGCGCGGCAGATCATCATGCCCGAACATGGTCGCGCTGGCTCGATCGGGGTCGTGACGTTGCACACGGACTGGTCGAAGGCTCTCGACCAGCAAGGGGTCCGTGTCACGGTGCTGCGTGCGGGCGCCCACAAGATGGCCGGAAATCCGTTCGAGGCCCTCGGTGACGAGGTCGCGCAGCGCATCGTCGGCGACCTGGAAGCGGCGCGGCAGACTTTCGCGGCGAGTGTCGGACGTTACCGCGGCAGCAGGTTCACCGCCGAAGCGGCGCTCGCAACCGAGGCGCAGGACTATCGCGGTCGCGATGCAGTCGCGCTCGGGCTCGCCGATGCCACGGGCCATGCCCTCGAAGCCTTTGACGGCTTCCTGAAGGTCATCAACCGGGGCCGCACGGCCCTATAAGGAGACTGAGATGCGAGACGTTATCCTCGCGGCCGCCGGTGAGGTGGCCGAGACTGCTGCCATGACCGCACGCGATCCGGCAACACCGGTCCAGGCGGGCAATGATATTGCGATCCAATTGGGAGAGGCTCGCTCGACCGGCGTGATGGAGGGGGCGCGTCAGGGCAGCATACTGGAACGCGAGCGGATCAAGTCGATCCTCATGAGCGAAAGTGCCAAGGGACGGGAGAACCTCGCCCAGTACTTCGCCTTCGAGACCGATTTCCCGACCGATGTCGTGCTCTCGGCGCTCTCCAAGTCACCCGCCGCCAAGGGCGGCCTCGACGAAGTCATGCTGCGGGAGGCGCAGCCGAAGCTCGGCGCCGGCGACGACCGGGCCGACACGCCGGTGCGAGTGATCAGCACCGAAGACATCTATGCCCGCCGCCGCGCCGCCGTATCGCGGGCGTCGCACGCCTGATTCCCCAATTCGTTTTGAGCCAAGCAACGCCCGCGGGGGACCGCTCGGGCGAACAGGAGACCTGTATGACCGTCCTCAACGAGACCCCCCATCCCGGCAACTTCATCCTGTCGGAAGATGACGAGGGCCGTCTGTCCCGCGACATTGTCGTGGTCGCCTCCGGCGCCGGTCGGCTGCTCCCCGGAACGATTCTCGGCAAACGGGTGGCAGACGGCGCATACGACGCTGCCGCCACCGCACGCGCCGGCAATACCGGCAATGGCGCGATGACCCTCGCCACGCCGAAGACCGGGACCGGCGTCAAAAGCGGCACCTACACCGTGGTGTGTAATGCCACCGCGGAGAACGGCGGCTCGTTCCGGGTCGAGGACCCCGACGGCGTCGAGGTCGGAGAGGTGGCCGTCGGATCGCCCTTTGCTGGACCCGTCAAGTTCACGATCGCTGACGGCGCGACCGACTTCGTGGCGGGTGACGCATTCGACATCGCCGTGACCCAGGCTGCGGCCAGCAACAAGTTCGTCGCTTCACCGGTGACGGCAACCGACGGCTCTGACGTTGCCGTTGCGGTCCTGGTTGGGGACGTCGACGCCACCAGCGCCGATGTGTCGGCTGTCGCCATCGCTCGGCACGCCGAGGTCAATCGACACGGCCTCTATTACGACGCGAGCGTCGATGACGACGCCAAGAAATCCGCCAAGTGGGCCCAGCTTCGCGCTGCCGGCATCGTCGTGCGCTGAGCGCGCGGCCGCAGATACCTCCACTTCCACAATTCCCTCCTGACAGGAATTTTCAGTCATGCAGCCCATTCTCGACGTCTTCAGCAATGACGCCTTCAGCTTCGTCACGCTGACCGACAGCATCAACAAGATCCCGTTCGTCCCCGGACGGCTTGGGTCACTCGGGCTGTTTACCGAGGCGCCGGTGCCGACGACCTCGATCGCGCTCGAGGAGCAGGCCGGCATGCTGACGCTGGTCAACCCGACCCCGCGCGGCGGCCCCGGAGAAACCCGCCCCAAGCCACTGCGGCGGGCGCGGGTGCTGAAAGTCCCGCACTATCAGCTCGACGACAACGTGCTGGCCGAAGAGGTCCAGAACGTCCGCGAGTTCGGTCCGCAGATGCAGCCGCGTTCGGTCGAGACCTACCTCGCCGGTCGCATGGAGATGTTCACATCCCAACTCGACGTCACGACCGAGTTCCAGCGGGTCGGTGCCATCAAGGGCCTGATCGTCGACCGCGATGGCAATACCATCTACGACCTCTATTCGGAGTTCGGGGTCACGGCGGTGACGCCAGTCAGCTTCGCGCTCAACAATGCCAGCACGGCGGTGCGCAAAAAGTGCAGCCAGCTCGTGCGCACCATGTCGCAGACACTCGGTGGGGTGGCGTTCAGCAGCGTCTACGCGCTCTGCGGCGATACGTTCTGGGACGATCTGATCGAGCACGCGGAGGTGCGCGACACTTACCGTTACCAGGAGGGTGTCCGGCTTCGCGAAGGCGTGGTCTTCTCGACGCTCAAGTATGGCGGCATTACCTTCGAGAACTATCGTGGCTGGATCGGTGGCGGCACGGACGCGGGCGACACCGTGACCCCGTTCATCGATGCCAATGAGGCTCACTTCTTCCCGCTCGGCACGCCGAATCTGTTCAAGACGTTCTTTGCGCCTGCGGACTACATCGAGACGGTCAACACGCTCGGGCTGCCGCGCTACGCCAAGGCGATCCCGTCGGACAACAACAAGTCCGTGCGCCTGGAAATGCAGACCAATCCGCTGTCGCTCTGTCTGCGGCCGCGCGCGTTGATCAAGGGCGTGCACCACTGAGCCAGAAGTGGCTGCGACTGACTCGCCATGTACACAGCCTGACTTTGGCTTCCTGGGAACATATCCGGCTGCTATCATCTGCGCCGTTCCAGGGCTTATCTGGGGAATGTCGGTGCAAATCGGAGGCCCCAATGCGCTGGCGTGGATTGCGAATTTCGGCGCGGGTTTGGCTGATAATTGGCGGAACTTTTCTGGCTGCCGTGACCGTGTTGACTGTCCCTACGGATGCGAAGGACAACGCCAGCAAGCAGGCGATCTGCGACGCAAAAGCACAAGCGATTTCGCCCGGCACCGATACGCAGTCGCGTAGGCGACGCTGGGGGATCTCCCAACAATGCATGTTGGGTAATAAGCGACGACCAAAATGAAACGACATTTTGGTCTTTCTGAATACGGCGCGTCAGCCGGTAGCGTTCAGGCATCCTGAGCCCGGCTATTGCATCGGCTCTTATGCGAATCACAAGACCCGGTTAGATTCGTTGTGATCGCAGCCGATGTTGAGCTGAGAACTCGGGCAGCATGCGCAAGAAGCGAATGGCAATATTCGTTGCAGGGCTGATTTCTGCCGCCGCGGCCGGTGTCATTGTGACTGCGGCTGCAATTGTGCTCCCGACGTTCAAATTTCATGTGCCCACAGATACGATAAATGATTTCGCGTCGAGGATTCTCGGCAGCACTGAGCAAATATGGACGGATGTTTTCGAAAAAAACGGTCAGCAGTACGAGAAGCCTGTGCTCGTGCTGTATAGCGGATTGACTAAGACGGGATGCGATAGCGCCGCCCAGAAGGAAAGGGGCCCGTTCTACTGTCTGGCCGACAAGAAGATTTATCTTGATCCAACTTTCTTTTCCGACTGCGAAGGCGCCTTCGACTGCGATCTTGCTCGGGCTTTTGTGATCACACGCGAAGTTGGACACCACGTACAGAACCTCCTTGGGATTCTGCCCAAAGTACAAGCACGCCAGCGGGCATTGCCGGAGTCTGCCTCGAATTTCATTCAGGAACTGGTAGAACTGCAAGCCGACTGTTTCGCCGGGCTTTGGGCACACGAAGTGAACCGCATCCACAGCGACGCAATTGTCGAACCAGCCAAAATTGAGGGAGCATTGGAGGCGGCGTCGGCTTGGCGCGACAAACTTCCAGTCCCTCCGACCGCGTCAGGCTCGCTTGAGCAACGCAAGCTATGGTTTGCTGCCGGATTCAAGATTGGCACAGTTGCTGTCTGCAACACTTTTGCGGCTGCAGCCCCCCAGAAATAGTCCGGCGAGATCGCTCCAGGCACTGACGACAAATGTCCCATTTTGCCAATTCTTGGGCTGCTCGGCAGCCTCAGCTCGACCGCGTCTTCGCCGAGACGATCCGCCTCGTGCCGATGTTAATCGGCGGCTATACGGCGGCGGCATTCGACCCGAACCGCGCGCAACGTGAGCTTCCCGCGATCATCACTGAAACACCCAGCCGCATTCACGCAACCGCAAATGCAGCCGGCCGCGATTTCGACCGCGCATTCGTCATGGCGGACACGATCGCGAGCATCGATCGTTCGCGGCTCGGAAGCGAACTGCCAAAGGTTGGCGATCTCGCAATCGCGCTCGATCGGCCCGGCGCACCGACCTTCGAGATTACGGTCGTCGAAAGCGACGGCGTCGCACGCGTACTATTGTCCCTGGTGAGGGTGCCATGAGCCTGGCGGTCGCGGCCATCAAGATCGCCGCAGTGCGCGCGCTGAAAAGCCAAACCTCAGTCGGCGACGCCGTCTTCGACAGTGCAGTCGAGCCCTTCGATGCCCTGCGCGACCAAGGGGCGCCGGTCATCGTCATCTCCTGCGACACCGGCAAGCGTGACGTCGAAGGACGAGACCTCTTCGGCGCCAAACAGGTCGTCGACCTGTCGGTCGACATGTTTGTCGCGAAGGCCGTGACGGTCGACGCCGGCGAGACCGAGATCCGGATTCCTGCCTCCGACGAGGGCAATGAGATCTATCTGCGCAGCCTCGCCTATGAGGTGGAGAAGGTCCTGCTCGCCGACCAGTCTGCCTGGCCAGAACTGTTCCGCCGGCTGTGGTTTCGGGCACCAAATCAAGACTTTACTGAATGGGACCGGGGCGCGATCGCCGACAAGGGCCGCCGCCAGGCGCTGCTGCGCGCTATATATAAAGTGGAGACGGTCGCCGACCCTGTCCCGGGCGCCGAGCCCGAGGGGGTGTGGGTCGATTTCCTCGCCACCATGGCGGCGGATCCGGAGCTCTCCGACCTCGCCCGCTACTGGCGGCAATTGATCGCCGGCACGAGCGTCCCGGACTGGCAGCAGGCTCAAGCCGCTCTCGGACTGACGCAGGCAGGCATCCGCGGCATTGGCCTGGCGCCCGAGGACGACGCCGAACCGGGCGAAGCGGCCCGGATTGTCGAGATCGACGTGTCCCCGACCAATGCCGGCGGCACGCTGGTGATTGCCCCGGAGCCGTGACGCCACCATGTCGATGGAATTGCTCGAGGCCTTGACCCGCATTGCCGAGGTCGAGCGCAAGATCGACAACCTGTTCCGCCACGGCCCGGTCACCGAGCGAAAGAAGATCGACGGACGCTGGTTCGTACGCATGCGGGTCGGCGGCCAGGATACCGATCCGTTTCTGTCACCCTGGATCCCCTATGTGTCGCCAAATGGCGGGCCGCAGGGCCTCAACGTGCACCGCGTCCCGAAGGAGGGCGAGCAACTGACCCTGTTGTCGCCAGCCGGCGATTTCCAGCAGGGGGTGGCGACTTCGCTGTTTTGGAGCAACCAGCATCCGCCCCCGTCCGATGATCCCGACGCGGTGGTGATCACGCATCCCAAGTTCAAGCTCACACTGAAGGATGGTGTGCTGAAGATCGACACGTCGGAGAAGATCGAGTTCAACTCGACGCAGGAAATTAAGTTTGAGGTCGGTGGGTCAACGCTGACGATGGACACCAGCAAGATCACCTCCGTGGTCGGCGGATCGGCGCTCCTGGTCGAAGGTGGAAAGATCAGGGCTACTGCATCTCGTATCGAGACCGACGGCAAGACCTATCTCGGCAAGCCGACCGCGCAAAAGAAGGTGATCATCCAGGGCTTACTCGAATGCGAAGACGTGTTCGCCGAGCCACCCGGCCAGATGGACGAGAAGGCCAAAGACATCGAGGCACAGGTGCAGGCGGCGATGGCCGCTGCCGCTGCGGCCGGTGGTGACGGCGGCGGGGCATGACGTTTTACAATGGCGGGTATGAACCCTGACAAAGGCGGCTTCCTCGACGGGTGGCCGCGCGTCTGCGACCATATCATGCGGATATTCACCACCAGCTATGGTGAGCGCATCCTGCGGATGTGGTGGGGCTCAAACGTCCCCCACCTGCTCGGCGAGAGTTATACCGAAGCGACGGTGGTCCGGTTCTTCATGGCGATCATCACCGCCATGGAGATCATCGACCCGAACGGCCTGCCCCGGATGCCGAACTTCAAGATCACGAAGCTCGTGCCGGCCGGCAGCGCCGAGGAACTTCGGGTCGGCAAGCTTAAGATCGAGATCGTCGGCATCTACATGCCGCGCGGGCACCTGGGCGACTTCACGCCCGAAGACGTGCGGACCCTGACAATCCCGCTGTTCGAGTAGGCAGCGCCTCCCGCTTGGAGTTTGCCCATGTCGTCCCGGTTCCTGGCGCCGGACCTCTCGCTGCTCGCGTCGGCGAAGCTGATCGAGGAGATCGACGCCGAGGCGATCCTTGCCTCCCAGAAGGCGTGGATCCTGGCGCGGTGGGCAGAAATCAGGGTTGGTCGTCCCGACCTCCCAGTGCTCGACACGCTCGGCCTCGAAACCGAGCCGATGACAATCCTGCTCCAGGCGTATGCGTATCGCGAGACGCTGCTGCGGGCGCTGGTCAACGACAAGGCGCGCGCGGTGCTGCTGGCCTATGCGACCGGTACCGACCTCGATCACCTGGGCGCCCTGTTCGGAGTGGTGCGCATGGAAATCGCAAGCGGCGTTATGGAAAGCGACGAGCGGCTGCGCAGGCGCATCCAACTCGCCCCGGAAGCTTTTTCGGTGGCCGGACCGCGCGGAGCCTACATCTTCCATGCCCTGACGATCGACGGCTCCGTGGCCGACGCCTGGGCGTACAGCCCGCGTGACGGCGAAGTCATCGTGGTGGTCGCCGGCGAGGCCGGCGCCGACCTGAGCGACGCCGTTCTGGCAAAACTCGTCGACCGCTTCGCGCGCGAGGACACGGTTCCGCTGACGGATGCCGTCATGGTCCGCCGGGCGGAGCGCATCGACTACGCGGTCGAGGAAGCGATCACGGTGCCGCGCGGACCGGACGCAAACCTTCTGCGCGCCAAGGCCATCGAGGCGATCACGGTTTATGGCGCCAGCCGCTGCCGGATCGGGGCGACCGTATTCCGGTCCGGCCTGATCACCGCCGGCGCCGTTGGCGGCGTCGAGGGCGTCGAACTTCAGGCCCCGACCGCCAACGTCGTGCCGGCGCAATACCAGATCCCCCGCCTGACCGGCGTGGTGGTCAACGTCAATATCAGCGAATAGCGCCGTGGCACTCGAATATGCCGACCACCTGCTGCCCGAAGGGAACAGCAGTCCGCTCGAGCGCGTCTTGGCGTCTGTGGGGCGGCGGGTGCAGGAAATTCCCGCGCCGATCGACCTACTGAAGCGGCCGCTAAAAACCCCCTCGGGGTTCCTCCCGCATCTCGGCTTCGAGTTCTCGGTCGACATCTGGAAGGCAGGTTGGACGGACGCGCGCAAGCGCGCGGTCATCAATGCGTCGCTGCTCCTGCACGCCCGCAAGGGCACCGCCTACGCGCTACGGGAATACGCCCGTTATGCGGACGCCGAGGCGCTCAAGATCGAGCGTCCGCCGATAAAAGTCTTTTCGGGCAAGTCGCTCACCAAGGCCGAGCGCGAGGCGTGGCTCGCCCGGCTGCCGCAGGTCCGTGTTTGGAGGATCGCGGATCGCGGAGCCGCAAGCCCTTACAAGGCGTTCCTCAATAGCCGGTCTGGCGTCCGTCTGCACTCTCGACGGTTCTGCCTGGGCGGCGCCTTCACGATCAAATCTTCAGCACTCCAACGCCTGAAGCGCCGAGCTCGGTGGGTTGTTGACGGCCAGGAGACGGATTCTCGCGTGTCGAACATCGGCACCACGTTCCGCCTCCACCTCAAGGGCTCGGCCGGCAAGAGCGTGTTCAGTGGCCGGCCGTGCCGGCACCGCTTCTACGCTCCCTCGACCGCGTGGCGCCGGCTTGTAACGATTGCGCCGACCTCGCGATTGCCTTGGCGCTCGCCGCTGACCCCGACCATGCAGGCGGTGCAGTCCGAGCCCGAGCGCATCACTGTCCCGGGCACCCGAGGCTATTCGGTCTTCTCGAATACGCCGACGCGGTACCGGGCATTCTTCGTCCCGTCTACGGCGCCGCTGCGTATCTATCAGCGCTACCCGGTCTATGACGGGTCGACGATGGTGCGCCGGCCTGTGGTGCAGATCATGGGTGTCGGGCGCTACGGGTTCCCGCCTCATACCGCTCGCGTCCACCTATCGGTGCCCGGCAAACGGCCGGCCTTCAAGGCGGGTGAGGGGATCACGGGAGCGCGCAAGCGGTTCTGGATATCCCACGACGGCTCGCGGCTCGCGGAAGCCAGAGCGGCAATTGCCGCCTCGAAAAGGCTCTCCGACAAGGTGCTTGTCAAAATCGGCCCCGTCCATCGCTTCGTCGCGGGCGGTGCTCCCATTCGTGCTGACATCGACACCGTGATCGTCGGTCGGCGGTAGCAAGAGGTTTGCGATGGAAAAGACCGTCAAGTTTGAAGACCTGATGGAGCAGCAGGCCGACGATCACACCAACATCCAAGCCTTTGCTCGCCAATCCATCGACCACATCGTCTCTGACGTTGTGACGACAACCCGCCGGTTCACCGGCTTCAACGTCACGAAAACCGGCCAGGCTGAAGTCACCATTGCGGCCGGACGCTTTTATGACGTGAACGGCGCGATCTTTGTCCGCTCGACCGTCACCGTGCAATCGCTGATTGCCAAGCTGCCGGTCACGGCGAAGCGGTACGTGTCGATTACGGCGCACGGCGTCGAAACGGAGACGGACGTCGAGGAGCGGGACTTCCTCGTCGATGTCGAGACGGGCCGCACCGAGCCCGACGCGGTGGCGATGCACACCAGCCGCGACGCGGTGCTCAACGTGGTGGACGGCAGCGAGACGGCGGACCCGAACCCGCCGGCGATCCCGGTGGGCGACGTCGAAATCGCCCGCGTTCTGCTCGACACCAGCGGTGTGGTTGCCATCACCATGATGGTGCAGAACAAGGTCGCATCGACCGAGAACCTGAATGCCCGTGCGGACCTGATTGACGCCTGGAAGGGCATTATCGAGCCGCGCGTGTCCTCGCTCGGCTCTGACCTCGCCGCTCTGGCGGCCGAACTGCGCAAGAAGTCGCAGCAGAACGACATGACGCGGGTCTATCGCGACCTCGCCCGCGTGAAGGAGCGCGTGAACCTCCCGTCCACCTATTCGGATTGGGGTTCGGACCACTTTCTCGACGACACGGATACTGACACCGCGAACTCGCAGAACCTCGGTCACAGCGCGCTGGTGATGGAGGGCATCCGGTTCCCCGACGACAACGCTGACGAGTTTGAGTTGGCGCTGTTTTCCACGAACGACCCGAACGCGTCGTTGCAGAACGGCATCCTGTTGCCGGCCTACGACAGCGTGTTCAAGATGGGCATCTATCCGTACACATCGGACGTCGGCATCGCGCAATACGGGTTCCAGACCATCGACCTCGTGCAGAAGCAGATCGCGAGGAAGCGGCTCCGCTACGGCACGATTTTTACTGCCTGCACCAATTCGGCCTGGTTCCGCAGTGGTCAGTTCGACCCGGTGACGATGACCCTCAAGGTGGCCGGCGACACCTTCCAGGTGCTCGACATGCCCGATACTTGGGGCGGCAACGCACACTTCCCGCGCTTCCAGCAAGTGTGGCAGGACGACTACATCGAGGAGTATTGGGACTACGTCGTGAGCGAGCACCACATCTCCGGTGCTTTGGTAGCGCAGACCATACTCAACTCCAACGATATGTGGCTGACGAAACTCGGCTTTTTCGTGAAGGAGAAGGCGGCGAACGAGAACGTCCACTTGGCCATCGTCGAATGCGTGAATGGCGTCCCCGACCTGACCAAAGCCATCCTCAAGCAGACAGTGGTCCACACCGATCTGATCTCGGGTGACTGGACGCGTGTCAACACCGTCCCGACCTTCCTCAAGGCCGGGAAGCGGTACGCCGTCGTGCTCGTGTCGAATGCGAACCACAAGGTCGGCATGGCGACCGGGCAATCGTATCTCGATGGCTCGTTCTTCTACTCGACGGATGGCGCCTGGTTCCAGGGCGACCTGACCAAGGACATGATGCTCGAACTCTACGGCGCCAAGTTCCGCGCCCCGCAGGTGACGATTGAACTCAACGCCTGGAACCTCGATGGCGGCATCCGCAACATCGATATCCTGGCGGGCACCATCGTGCCTGAGAGCACTCAGCTCATCTATGAGGTTTTGCCGACCGGCGGGACCGACTGGATTGGCCTGACCACGAATGACCTCACGGCGTTCAACTCGGCGCCGCCGCTCTGCCGTGCTCGCGCCCGCTTCGTCGGCACGCGCGACATCATGCCGGGGCTTGTGATTGCCGGCTCGCGCGTCAAGCTGTCGCGTCCGAAAACGTCGTTCACCCACATCTCCAAGCAGCAGACCTTGGCGGCGCCGACGAACGCCATCGTGGTCGAGACGCTTTTGGAAAATTTTGACGACACCCCGCACGATCTGGTCGTGCGGCTGCGCGTCGGGGCCGCGTGGGAGACGGCGGACGCGGTAGTGAGCGAAGTGGAGAGCACCGTCGAGAAACGAACTTCGCGGCGGTTCACCTTCAATCTCGCGGCGCCGGTCTCGGCATTCACCATCGAGACGAAGGGCGACACGAACAGCGCCGGCAACACCTTCCACGTCGCCGAGCGCATTCACTGGTCGAACTGATCGACCGAACGACCGGGTGCGTGATGCGCCGGTCGTATCCAACAGAGCCTCGGAGAAAACGATGGCGATGAAGACCAAGCCGCGCGTCACCGACGCGCCGGGCGCAATCCCTGACGTGTTCGATCTCAACGCGCAGTACGAGGTCAAGCTCAACAGGAACATCGAGGTGGGCGGCGTGGTCATCCGCCCATATCAGGACCCGACCTTGAAGGGTCGGGTGTGCGAAGCCAACCGGGACGCGCTCGTGTCCGCGATCAAGAAATTCTGATGCGCAAGATCGATGCCTACAAGGTCAAGACGGGAGCGAACCTCGCGTCGTCGAAGTTCTGGAACGCGATCCTCGAAGACATCGATCTGCGCGTGCACGCCCGCGAACTGGACGCCGAGGCGATCAATAAGGCTGCCGACGAACTGATCGCGGTCGGCGTTGCTCGGGTGAACCAGACCTTCAACCCGCTCATAACACAATCCACGCAAGCGATGCAGGCCGCGATCTCGCTCCTGAACGCGGCTCAGCAGCAAGTCGCCGACACGATCGAACGGGTCAACGGTGAGCTTCAGGACTTCCTCGTCCAGACAGCCTCGCAGGTGAATGCGATCCTGGCCGGCGGCTTTGATGCGGGAACCTTCGTCGCGCCCAGCGGCGGCAAGATCAGGATGCTTCATTCGACTGTGGCGGGGCAGGTGCCGGCCGCGCTCGATGCGGGTGAGTTCGCGGTCAATCACGCGGATGGCGTTCTGTTTTATCGCAAGGCGGACGGAACGGTCGGCGCGTTCAATCTGCTCACCGCGGCGACGCAGGCGTGGGTGACGGCGCAGGTCAACGCGCTGCTTGATGCGGCGCCGGCCGCCCTCGACACACTCAACGAGCTTGCCACCGCGCTCGGTGATGATGCCAACTTCGCCACCACGATGACAAACGCGCTTGCTGCGCGGCTTCGCTTTGATGCGGCGCAGACCTTGACCGCCGGGCAGGTGATGCAGCTATTTGCCAACGCCGGCCTTGGTGCCGCAGCCACCAAGGCGATTGCGACCGCTGCCAACATTCGCGCCAACAGCGGCTCCGACGTGCTTACGACCGATCAGGCATGGGCGTCCGCGGGGTTCGTGGACCTTGGCAACGTCTCCGGGAACGTCACGCTCGATCTGGATGTAGGCTCGTGTTTCAGAGCAACGCTCACCGGAAACATCACACTCTCGTTTGCTAATGGTCGCCAGGGCCAGTCTGTGACCTTCATCGCGATCCAGGATGGCACCGGAGGGCGTACCGTCAGCTATGCGGCCAACAAGTTCTTCTTCCCCCTTATGACCGCACCGACCGCGAGCACAGCAGCAGGAGGGTTCGCATTAGTCCTCTCTGGCAAGCTGTGGACTGACCTCGTGAAGTTGATCTGCGTCGGATGGAGGGTGTCCTGACATGCTCCCTTTCCTTGATGGTTTGATGGGAATGGTGGCGCCCGTCATCCCCGGCTCGCAGAGCTTCACCACCCCCGGAACCTACCAATTCACCGTCCCTGAGAACAACTCACTGACGATTATTGTCCGCGGAGGAGGAGCCGGTGGAGGCGGTTCCGGTCCAGGCTCGCAATATGGTGGCAGTGGTGGCGCGTCATCGTTCAATGGCGCGGTGATTGGCAACGGCGGAAGTGGTGGCGCCCCGTCGAATGCGGGGGGGAATGCTGCTGGCGGTGCTGGTGGAACGGCCTCTGGTGGAACCACGAACACCACCGGAAACAGTGGGGTCGCCGGTGGAGCCGGCGGCACGTCCTCAGACGGATATGGCGCTGGTGGGGCTGGCGGCGTTTACGGAACCGGCCGTGGTGGTGGTGGTGGCGCTGGTGGAAGGGCGGGGGTTTCCATTTCAAGCGGCGTCATAACTCCGGGAACTACAGTCACTGTCATTGTTGGTTCTGCCGGCGGCGGCGGCAGCGGCTATGGCACACCCGGCACTGGCGGGACCGCTGGCTGTGTCCTTATCTCGTGGAGTTAAATATGAACCACATCGTGCGCGAAGTCGCACCAAACGTCTTTACGGAGGTTCCTATCGGGGCCTCCATCACTGTCGGCGACACGCTGCACCCGTGGCAGGTCACCGAATGCTGGAGTGACGCGGAGCTTGCCACCATCGGCATCTATCGCGTCGCTCCCATCACTGTCCCCAAAGGCAAGCACCTTCTCTCATTCACGTTCGAGCGCAGCGCTGATGATGTGATTGCTGTCGGCGCGTTCGAAGACATTCCTGTTTCGGAGCCGTACACCGGCGCGATCATTGTGGACGCATCTTCCGCGAAGCTCGTGCTCGACGACGACGGCCTCTACGCCGCCGTTGCGGACATCTGCGAAAGCCATCCGGTCACCGCTGTCCGCATCTTCTGGGAGAGCGCGAACACCTGGGCCGAGGACAACCCTTACGTTCTCGCCATTGGCACCGAGTTCAATCTCAGCGCCGAGGCGATCCACTCCATGTTCCAGCGGGCGCTCCTGAAGTAGCTTACGCCACATCCCGCAACATCAGCCACTTCATCACGACCCGCCAGCGCGCGGGCCGTTTGCTTCGAAGGAGCTATCCGATGACAGAGCCGACCTTTGGCATCTCCTTTCAGCGCGAAAACAACGAGCCGCGCCCGGCAATCACGTCCGACCTTTCCGTGGTCGGTCTGGTCGGCCCGATGGCCGACGCCGCCGAGGGCATCCCCATCAACGATCCGATCGTGTTCAATTCGGACGACACCGCAACGCTCACCGCGCTCGGGACGAACAACTACATCGTTGACGCGGTGGCAGGCATTAACGCGCAGCTTGCCGAGTTCCAGCGCGCAGCCCGCATCGTCCTGGTGCGAACCGTCGCCTCGACCTCTGAAACTCCAGTCACGGCCCTCACCGAGAACATCGCGAACTGCGTCGGCGTGCAGGCCAGCCTGACCGGCATACACGCGCTCACGAAAGCCGGCACCAAGCTCGGCGTGGTACCGCGTTTGATTGCGGTCCCCGGCTTCACAGCCCATCAGGCCGATACTGACGACGCCAACGCCGTCTGCGCCGAACTGCCGGCGGTGCTGAACAAGCTCCTCGGCGTGGCTGTTGTCGACGGCCCTGCATCCACGTTGCAGGCGTTCACCGACTGGCGCGAGACGATGCAGTCCGAGCGTCTGATCCCGCTCGAAACGGCCTGCAAGGTCGAAGGCGTCGATGGTTCGACTGTCACAAAGCCGGCGAGCGGTCGCGTCCTTGGCATCGCCGTGCGGCGCGACTTCGAGAAGAACGGATTTCCATTCCACTCGTGGGCGAACCAACCTGTCCAGGGCATTGTTGGCCCAAACCGTCCGATCGCCTTCTCGTTGACCGACGGCGCCACCGAGGCCCAGGAAATCCTCGCCCTCAACGGCGGCGTCATTATCCGCGGCGAGGCAGGCGTCGAGACCGCCATCGCGTCGGGCGGCTTCGTCTATGTCGGCACCGACACCTGCTCGGAAGATTCGCTTTGGACCTTCTACAACCAGGTCCGCGGCCGCGACTTCATCCACCTGATGTTCCTGAAGACGCTGCGCTATTACCTCGGCCGCTTCAATATCACCGGGCAGGCGATCCAGTCGGTGCTCAACACCATGGAGTTCGCGCTGCGGGACCTGAAGGCCGACCAGCACATCCTCGGCTACAAGGTCGGGTTCACCAAGGACCAGAACTCGCCTGAGCAACTGCGCCTCGGCAAGTTTTCTGTTCGGTTCCAGGCCGAAGAGCCGCCGGTGCTGCGGCGCCTCGTCATCCAGTCGGCGCGCTATCGGCCGGCGCTCGATGCGCTGCTCAATGATCTCCTCACCCAACTCGAGCTCGCGGCGTAACCCACGGGGTAACTGGCCCCAACCGGAGGTATGAATGTCCAATCTCTATGTGTGGGAAGCCGCGAACCTCTATTGCGGCGACGAGGACCCCACCAAGTCCAAGCACCTCACCCTGCAGAACCTTCGACTCCCGACCCTGGAAGAAATATTCCAGGATCACCACGCCGGTGGCGCCCGGGTCGCGATCGAAGTCGGCCTCGGCATCAAGAAGCTCGAGCCGACATTCAAGCTCGTCGGCTGGGATCCGGATCTCCTTTCCCAGTTCGGCCTCGGCGCCAGGGGCAAGAAGCGCTTCACCGCCTACCAGGTGATCCGCGACAAACGCGCCGGCACGGCCATCGAGGGCAAGGCCATCATGGAGGGCAGGCTCGGCAAAATCGCGCCGGACGAGTTCAAGCGCGGCGACCTTGCCGCCAACGACTACACCATCAACGAAGTCACCCACTACGAGCTCTACTTCGACCGGCGCGAAAAGTTCTACTGGGACTTTTTTACCAACACGGTGCGGATCGACGGCACCGATCAGAACAACGACGAGAACACGATCCTGCGTGTTCCGGCCTCGGCTTGAGCGGGAGGTGATTTATGTCCGGTACCATAAGCGCAACGCCCGAGATGGCCTTGCCAAAGCTGCTCTTGGACGGAGACTGTAGCCGCGAACGCAAAGTCCAACTCGAATGGCCGGTCGAGTATGACGGCCGGCGTTTCGATGAGATTGTTGTCCGCCGCATGATCGGCGCCGAGGTCACGCGGCTGTCCGACCTGATCACCAGCCAATTCGACGACAGCGATCTGTTTGCGCTCGTGTGCGATACGCCGGCCGTAGTGATCCGCGCCCTCGATCAGGACGACTGGCTGGCGGTCCGGGAGGCGGTGCTGGATTTTTTGCCCCGTCGCTTCCGGGAGGTCTTCGCGTCGACTGGCGCGAAGCCCGGGGCGTGATCGCGACCCTGGCGCATGTCCTGCATACGCCTCTGACCGAATTCCTGGCGATGCCCTGGGGCGACATCGCCGCCTGGGCCGTAGAGGCTGACAAGATCCTCGCCAGCCGGCAATAGGAACAAATCTCACATGGCAGTCCAGACGTCCGAACTGGTTGTTCGGCTGACCGACGACGTCAGCGGGCCGGCGCGAGGGATCGCCAGCGCGCTGCGTGGGATCGGCACGGCGGCGAAATCGGTCACGATCGGCGCCGTCGTCAGCCAAGTGAGCCAGGGCGTCCGGCAACTGCGAACCGCGGTCGGCTCGGTCGGCGGCGCGCTGACCACCGGCATCGGAGGTCTCGGCCTCTACAAACTGCATCACGATGTCTACGAGTTCGCCAAGGCGACCAACCGGCTGTCGGCCGCGAACCCGGATATTGCCGCCGCGCAGATCGCCCGGATCAAGGATCTCGCCCGCGACATCACCCGGACCTCATTGTTCGATCCTGCAACTGTCATGAACGCCGCTAATTCGCTGGCGCGAGCCGACGTGACCATCGAAGCGATCGAGGGGGCGCTCAAGCCGCTCGCCAATGCCGCCATGGCGGCCGACGTGCCGGTGTCGCAGCTGGCCGATGATTTTGTGAAGCTGGCTTCGGGTTTCGGGCTGGCCTACCGGACCAAGGACCAGGCGCGGGACACTTTTGGCTATCTGGCCGATCTTGCCCAGTACGTGTCCCAAAAAGCGCCGGGCACCTTCAACGACTTCGTCCAGGCCATGAAATATGTCGGCCCCTCGGTGCGGGCCCTGGGCGTCGACATCAAGTGGCTGGCTGGCGCCTACATCATGCTCGACAAGGCCGGCATCCGGAACGCCGAGGCCGGCACGGCACTGCGCTCGATGTTCAAGCACATCGTCCAGCCGACGCTCTCGGCTCGCGGCATGTACGCCCAGCTCGGCATCGACATGGCCGAGTTCACCAAGCGATCCGATAAGATCACCTCCGGGCAACTCGTCAAGCGCATCGCCGTCGAGTTCGGCAAGGACTTTTCTGCCATCGGGCCGGAGCTGCAGCGCCTGCTCGACAGTGGGAACGGGGCAGCGGACATGCAGAGCGCCCTGATCCAGGCGATCACCCGCGCCTGGGGCGGCAAGGTGAAGGCCCAGGACGCCCGAAAACTCGCAAAATTCGTCAACAACTTCCTGTCCTCGTCCGTTTCCGAGATCGACCCGGAGAAGTGGATCAAGGCGCTTGCCGAAAAGGGCGTGACCTTCGGCCAATTCCTGCAGGTGGTCGAACCGCGCCAGGCCATGCGGCTGCGCAATCTAATGAACGAGACCCTGGGGGAGGATGCTGCCGCCAAGGCGCTGGAAACTCCCATCGGCCAGATGGAGGGGTTTCGTCGCGGGCTTGCCGATGAGGCCGCGCTGAAGATGATGCAGGGCTATCCGGCGGCGATCGCCAAGCTGTCGGCGGCCTGGCACTCCTTCATCGAGACACTGGACAAATCAGGCGCCATCGATCGGCTGGCCGACGGTCTCAAGGCGCTGGGGGAGTCGCTCGCAAACGTGCTCAAGGGCGACGCCTCGCTCAAGGACTGGGGCATCAGCCTTGCCGGACTTGCGCCTTTCATCGGCCCCATCGCTCTTGCCGTCATCGGACTGGCTAAGGCGTTTGGCATGCTGGCCGCAACCGTCAAGCTGGCCGGCGCGGCATTGCTGCTGTTCCCCTTGGCAACACTGAAGACCTTGCTCGCGACCGGCGGTGTTGCCGCAGGCGCGGCCGGAAGTGGTGCTGCAGGAACAGCGGCGGGTGCCGGAGCCGGCGTTGGCGCTCTCGGAGCAGGTCTCACCGTCGCCGGCGTGCTGGCCGCAATCTACGGCCTGCACAAGGTGACCGAGCCGCGTGCCGGCACGACGCTCGGCGAGCGACTGCGCGAAAACCGCGGCAACCGTTCCATGCGTGAGACACTGCGCGACGAGTTCATGGCCGAACGAAAACGTCTCGATATTCCGGCTCCCGATCTGACCCCCCAGGGCGAGCAGACGGGTAGGACGTTCCGGGACGGCATCGCCGAGGAGCTGGATAAGACCGAGAAGCTGATCCAGGACTATATCCGCCGCTTCGAGGGTCTGCTCGGCTTTACCGCGACCCCAAAAATCTCACCGATGTTTGCGCCGGCGCCGGCCGCGCCGTCGGTGAGTCCTACCCGCGCCGCCGCGCGCGGGCTCTATTCCGACTATGACATGGCCGGGGATATCGCCTGATGCTGATGGCGCTGGGGCCGGTCACATTTGAGATCACCCCGTTCAACCCGCAGACGACCGACCGCTCGACCTCGGCCTCCTGGGTCGAGAAATCGGTCGTCGGCCGGCGCCCGCCGCTGGAGTTCACCGGCGACGGGCCGGAGACGATCAAGATCGACGCAAGACTGTTCCCGGAAAAGTTCGGCGGCCTGTCGTCGCTTTCGACGCTCGACACCATGCGGGCTTCGGGCGTGCCGCATTTCCTGATGCGCGGCGACGGCATGCCGCTCGGCTGGTTTGTGGTCGAGCAGGTAACTGAGAAGTCTACCTATCTCGATGCACACGGCGTCGGTCGCGCCATCGAGGTCGACATCACCTGCAAGCGCGCCGATGCGCCAGGCGCCCAGGGCTACATGGCGGCACTGCTGAGCCTGATCGGATGAGTGCTGAGATGGTCGTCAAGGTCGCGGGCGAAGGGATCTCGGTCGACCGAGGCGGTATTAACGACGAGGGCGCTGTGACCGGGCGAGAACCTTCCTGCGGAGGAGTGGGAACATCAGCATTTTTGCAACGCAGCCCAGCATCATAGGTGCAACGGCTACTGGGCGCCAATCAAGCCCGCGACCAACGCCATGCGGACAAGGCGCGACAGGCTGGGTGCCTGCATCTTGGTCATCACGTGTGCCCGATAGATTTCCACCGTCCGGGGGCTGATTCCGAGGTGATACGCAATCACCTTGTTCTGACTGCCAGCGAGCAAGCCTTCCAGCACTTGGCGCTCGCGGCCCGAAAGTGCGTCCAATCGCGCATGAACCTCGCTCCGCACCAATTCGTGGCGATTATCGACCTCCTGCCGGTGCAACGCTGCGCGAATACTCGATAGAAGCTCGTCATCGTCGAACGGCTTTTCGAGGAAATCAAGGGCGCCGCATTTCATTGCTTCGACGGCCAGCGGAACGTCGGCGTGGCCGGTGATAATAATCACAGGAAGCACCTTTCCCAAATCGCTCAGGTGACGGAGCAACTCGATGCCGCTGACGCCCGGCATTCGTATGTCGGTCACGACGCAACCATGAACGTCGTGCGACAACTCTTTCAGGAACGCGCTGGCGGAATTATAAGTACAGACTTCGAGCCCTACGCTCTCCAGAAGAAAGCGCAGCGATTCTCGGACTGCATCATCGTCATCGATGACATGCACGACGCCCTCATGCTGCGTCACCTGATCAAAACTCGTTCTGAGGCCGGGACCGGATGTGGCTCGGGCCGAACGGGCTCACAGCGTTTCAAATAGTCGGCGCGAACTCGATTGAGGACGAAGAGACGAATGGCCGAGGACAGGTTGCCGTGGTCGCGGCCTTGATCGATGACGGCGGCTTCGGATGACAGCGTCAAGCCGTCGGTTTGCGCGATCTCCTTCAGCCCGCTCCAAAAGGCATCTTCGAGGCTGACGCTGGTCTTGTGGCCGTTGATGACGATGGATCGTTTGACAACGGATGATTTCATGGCGCTCTCCCAACGAATTGCCGAAATGCCCGTCACGCTCAATCGCCTGGCGCCAGGGGCGGAAGTGCAATGGCCCCCGTTGCTCCGTTACACGCGGGAATAGACTGACCTATCGGCTTTTAAGCCGTGGTAAGTAAAAACACTAGTACGATTCCTTCATGCGGTCTATTCAAAAAGAGAACCCCGTGCCCGGCGCGACCGGGGTCGCGGATGTCGATCAGTCGCGCGGGACGACCAACAGCGAACTGTGGACCTCCGCTCGGGGTTCGTGGTCGAGCAGGTCGCGGAGAAGTCTACCTATCTCGACGCCCACGGTGTCGGCCGCGCCATCGAGGTCGATATCTCCTGCAAGCGCGCCGATGCGCCGGGCGCCCAGGGCTACATGGCGGCACTGCTGAGCCTGATCGGATGAGCACGGAGATGGTTGTCAAGGTCGCGGGCGAAGGGATTTCGGTCGATCTGCTGATCTGGCGAAAGTACAAGCGGCCGATGCCAGGGCTGCTCGAGCTGGTGCTCGACATCAACCCCGGCATTGCCGGGCTCGGCCCGATCCTTCCCATCGGGACGGTCGTAACATTGCCGGACGTCAAGCCGCCGACGGTCCCCGAACTAGCCGTCGTTCGCCTGTGGAACTGAGATGGCTGCGGATTACAAGCGGAAGCGCGGTTGCGCAGAGTTAGGAGAGCCGCCCGTGTGATCGCGAATAGCCGTTTCAACAAAGTCCCAGTCACGGGGCACTTGTGGAGTTTAGCCCCATCAGGGCCCGCGTTTCATTTCCTCGCTGCTTTCCCATTCCATCAAACCGCACGGGGCGCATTCAAATACGGGTAAATGACGAGCGGACGGTCCAAAGTTGATCAGTCTCCGGGGGCCACCGCACGCGTAACAGGGACGGATAGGTAAACCAAGTTCTTGCGGACCAATCTCGCTCGCCAACATTTTGCACCCACACCTGTGCGAACCTCTTGCAAAAGCAGCAACACTCAATTCTGAACAAAGTTCCGCCGTCGGAAGCCAAGCGGGCTGCATTTTTGTTGCAAGTCGACAGGACCGCGTTCGGTTGCCCCGCTAGATCTCTGGGACGCGGATCATCCCGTGCGTGGCCGGCATCCATAAAGTCGCTTTCGGGTTCCGACGTCGCCCCATTTCTTTTGTGGATCTGACATGTCGGCCGATCTTGCGATCTACCGCGTCACCGTCGACGGCAACGACATCTCGAACCTACTCAATCCGATCCTGATCAGGCTCCGGGTCCATGACGCGGCCGGCACCGCAAGCGACACCGCCAACATCGATATCGACGACACCAACGGCCGGATCGCCTTCCCGCGCGATGGCGCCTATTTGGGCGTAGATCTGGGCTGGCGGTCGAGCGGCATTGCGCGGGTGTTTGAAGGCACCGTCGATGACGTCAATTCCCGTGGCGGCCGTGGCGAGGGCCGAACCCTGCACATCACGGCCAAGAGCGCCGATACCAAGGCCAAGACCAAGCAGCACCGAGAAAAGCACTGGGACAAGAAGCCCCTCGGTGCCGTCATGCAGGACACCGCCAAGCTGGCCGGCGTCGACATGCTCGTCGATCCGACACTCGCCGGCATCGAGCGGGACTGGTGGGGCATGTCGGCCGAGAGCTTTTTGCATTTTGGCCACCGGATCGCCCGAGAAATCGGTGGATCATTCAAGGTGTTCGGCCGGCGCGCCATTCTGGCCAAGCGCAATGGCGGCCTGTCGGTATCCGGCGCAGTTCTTTCGACCGTCACCGCCCAGTGGGGCGTCAATCTGATCAACTGGGATATCGCGCCGGTCGTTGGCCGGCCGCGGTTCAGCAAGGTCCGCGCCCGTTGGTACGACGTCAAAGAGGCGAAGTGGAAAGAAGAAAACGTCGAGGTCGACGACAAGTCGGCCCAGGCGGAGGCGACCGCGCGTTTCACCAGGCCCACCCGCGACGAGGCCAGGCGGACGGCCGAGAACGGCAAGACTGCATCCGAACGCAATAAGGGCGAGGGTTCGGTCCGCATCGACGGCAATGTCATGGCGCAGCCGGAGGGAACCTGTCTCGTCATCGGGGCGCGCCCGGGCATCGACGGCCTTTACCGGATCGACACTGTCGACCATGAGCTGTCGCGTTCCGACGGGTTCATCACGTCGCTGTCGCTCAAGCAGCCACAGGGCGACGCCGGCAAGGACAGCCGCTGATTGATCCGCATTGGCCGTGACCACCAACGCCGCCTCCGGGTGGCGTTTTGCTTCGCACACCCGTCAACAGCATTCGGAGGAAATGATGCGATCCATCATCGCAATGACCCTTGCGATTCTGGCATTGCTCGGCGCGTTCGCTGCACCTGCCCAGGCGGGCAAGTATCGGTCGGTGTTTACGCTTGGCACGCCCACGTGTGACGACCGCTACCCACACACCTGTGACGTGCGTGGCTGGAAATGGGAACTCCAGCGCAAGTCCAAAGCCGTCCGTACGCGCGGCCATCGAGGGTCGGTTGCGCCGCCGTCGAATGCTGCCGCTGCCATACCGGCTGGATCGCCCGCGCTTGTCGCCGAAGCACGCCGGTGGATTGGGACCAATCCGACCGGAATGGCGCGGCTGTGGTGTGCTCGGTTCATAAACTTCGTCCTGGCCCGCGTCGGTCATCGCGGCACCGGGTCCGATCTCGCGATGTCGTTTCGTACCTATGGCCGCCGCATAACGGAACCACAGGTTGGCGCCATCGCGGTGCTGTCCCGTCGCGGCGGCGGACATGTCGGTGTCGTCTCCGGCTTCGACGCCCGCGGCAACCCCATCATCATCTCCGGCAATCACGGCCGGCGGGTCGGAGAGGGCCGATACCAGCGGGCCCGGGTCGTCGCCTATGTGACGCCGTCATGACGATGTCCGGGAATCGAAGTGACATCAAAAGTGTGATTGCCGCCATGAACGAACTTGAAATAGAGGCGCTGATCGAGCGTGCCGCCGAACGCGGCGCCCGCAAGGCGCTGGCCCAAGTCGGCCTGCAGGATGAGGATGCGGGACGAGACGTCCAGGAACTGCGCGGTTTGCTCGAAGCCTGGCGCGCCGCCCGGCGGACCATCCTGCAGACCGTCACGCGCCTGATCACGACGGCGATCCTGACGGCGCTGGCGGCGGGAGCGTATCTGCACCTGACCCACAAAGACCAATGATGATCGGCCCATGACGGCATAGAGCCGTCTGATCTCATCTGCGCTGAGACCCATCGCCGCCTCCGGGCGGCTTTTTTCATTTTTGGAGGACCAATGGCTGCTTCGACCTATGACGAGGCACTGCGGCGCCTGCTCGCCCACGAGGGCGGCTACACCAACCATCCGTTGGATCCCGGAAACGCGACGAACTTCGGAATCACGATCTACGATTACCGCAAGTACGTGAAGCCGGGTGCGACCGCGGCCGACGTGCGGGCAATGAAGATCGAAGAAGCGAAAGCTATCTACCGCGCGAAGTACTGGGCAGCTCAGCGGTGTGACGAACTCCCGTCGGGCCTCGATTACACCGTTCTTGACTACGGCGTGAATTCTGGGATCGGCCGTTCCGGCAAGGTCCTGCGTCGTGTTGTCGGTCTGCCGGACAACGCGAACGTCGTGACCGACGACGTTCTCAATGCGGTCGCACGGCGTGACGCCAAAGCGCTGATCGTTGCGATCAACGACGAACGGCTACGATTCCTCAAGAGCCTGAAGACGTGGCCTGTGTTTGGCCAGGGGTGGGGCCGGCGCGTTGCCGAAGTGAAGGCGTTTTCTCTCCATGTCGCTGAACACCCGATTGCAATGGAGGCGCCCACGCCACGACCAGTGTCGGCCGAAGCAGCACCGGCCAAGGGCATCGTGCCTCCGCCCAAGATCCTGAAAGACGCGATCACGAAAGGCGTGCCTGCCGGTGGCGCTGCGGGTGGTCTCGGGTTCTGGGAGTGGGTCGTCGCCAACCCCTACGAGACAGCCGCGATCGCCCTCATCGGCGCCGGCGCGGTCGGCGGCGCGGTCTACGCGCTCAATCGCTGGCATCAAGCGCGGCAAGAAGCGCCGACGCCCGGCCTCATCCAGGTTGCGGCCTAAATTCAGGAGAAAAGCCATGTTGACGTTCGTGTTCGTGCTCGCGACGCTGTTCGCGATTAATTGGTTCTGGATTCGCCCCGTCCTGAAATCGCGGCCGGCCTTTCGTGAACTCTACCAGCAGGAAGAGAGTGCCGTTGCTGCGATGCGCGAGAAGCTCAAGGGCATCAAGCAGAGGCTCTCGTCCGTCATCGTCATCGCCGCCAGTGCCGCGGTCACCGGTTATGACTTCCTTGCTCCGATCGTCAGCGGAGTCGACGTGAGTTCGATTGCTTCGCGGATGCCCTCCTGGGCTTGGCCGCTGGTCCTGATCTCGCTGACCGCGTTGTTCCAGTTCCTGCGAAGCCTCGCCGACAAGCGGCACGTGGTCGAACTCGTCGAGGCGACGGCAGCCGGCGAGAGGCAATAGAGCCATGTGGACCTGGCTTACGAGCCTGATCGGCGGGCCCGTCGTCAATGGGCTGATCAGTGCCTACAAGGCCAAGCTCGATGCCACGAACACGCAGGATCGGATAGCGGCCGATCTTGCCGCCGCGGAAATCGGGGCCGAGATCGAAGTCAGAAAGCAGGCGTCCGCCATTCTAATCGCCGAGCAAGGCCGGTGGTACACCGCCATCATCCGCCCGTTGCTTGCGTTCCCGATCATCATCTACTTCTGGAAAGTGATTGTGTGGGACAAGGTGCTCGGATTTGGAACGACCGATCCGATCACCGGCATGATTGCGGATTGGACCGGGACGATCATCACAGCCTATGTCGGCGGCCGGTCGATCGAGAAGGTGGCGCGGATCATTGCGAGGCGCTCATGA